CGATCGACAGTTTGACCAACACAGAGAACCGTGGAGGGCGTGCTCCCCTCTCTAGAGCGCTTATGGAGTTCATATGGACGCCTGATTTGTCTGCAAGCTCGCCTTGGCTCATATTCCGGTAGCGCCTCGCCAACAATAGAGCCTCCCCTATCGGAAACTTCTGACTATCCCATTTACTATTTTCCGGCACGTCTAGCCCTCCGCTTCTCAGCCCGTCGAATCTCGGCACTTAGTGACTGCAGTTTAGCGATCCACTTCCCAAAATCCTTTGTTTCCGTCAGCTCCGGCGGTTCGTGCATCACCCGCATCAGTTCAAGCTCTGTATCACTCACTTCGCCGCCTTTCCTGCCCACTCACGCCACTGATTAATCTCAGTTGCAAGCTCGAAATACAATTGCTGCAATGAAGATGCATTCTTGCAAATATCGTTCAGTATTGCGCCATGAACCAACGGATTCGGCGTGCAGATAGGTTGGGGCTCGGCCTTATGCTTTTCAAACATCCTCAGTCCGTGCTGGGTAGCCAGTGAACCAGTAAGAGCGTTGCGACTATCCCACGCCCATCCGCAAGAGCAGGTTATGTACCCATAGTGCCATCCATGCTCGTGTTTAGGTTCGGATGGAGCCGCCTTATCGCGTTGTTCGCTCATGGTTGCTCCTTCAATAAACCTGGGCGTCTCAATCGCAGTAGTTCTATGCACGCCCAGCAATCAGGCCAATACAACGGCCTCATGCACGAACACATGGAACACCATAATTCCCTCTGATAGCCTTTCGGTCCAAATAGGGTCATAGGTTCTCCTCGCGTTCCTTGCGAGCCTGCTCCAGCCAATAGTCAACAGGTTTAGATAGTGGATCGAAACTAGCTAGGCATCGTAGTTCCAAAGCCCTCTTTGTGTCGCGGAGTTCAGTTTCAAGTCGCCTAGTCTCGGCGTCATACAAGTCCTGCAACACGGCGTGCACTGCATCCTTATCCTTGATTTCTGTTTCAAGGTTAGTCACGTAAACGAATGACGCCCCATAATGGGCCATGCACTCTTGCAGATGTATTGGTCGCTTTACTTGCTCTGGCATCGTCTCACTCATTTGCCCATCTCCTCAATCTCTTCTTTAGTTAGCCCCAATATCCGCTGCGTTTCAACATAAGCAGCCATCAACTCAGGGTCTTGACGGCCTCGGTCTGCTTTCCAGGCGGCTTTGAAAAGGGTGCGCAGTAACTGTTTCAGGTCGGGCGCGTTATTCCTTGACGGTTCTGCCTGTCGTCCACACCGCCACATGTCAGATATCTCCGTATGAGCCCATCCAGCGGGTAGCGACGCGCAGCGACTAATCGGATTCTGGCAATGCCTGCATGTCTGTGTCATCGTGTCTCCGATCTCGTATTCCATGAAGTAACCACATCCTTGCGATTGCTCCGGTACATGGCTATGCAATGCTGACTGCAAGAAACCATCCATCTAGAACGTTGAGACGCTGTAGCGATATTCTCCGGCTGATCTGCTTCACTTCCGCAGAACGGGCACGGCTTGATTTCAGTTTCCATCTATATCCCCCGATTCTTCGCCTTGTGGTGGTACGTCCCAGGAATTATGCATCTCTTATCTCCAAGAGTTCCATAAACCTCATAGCCAGCCATATAGCCGTAATCTCTACGTGCAAAGCACCACCATCGATAGAGGAATTCTCGAAGAGTGAGCGCTGATGTTCGCTTCTTGCTTGGCTTTTCGTTCGGAAGCCGCTTGACTGTAGAATATTTGCTGCTCATAAGCCCTCCTTCTCCCTTACCTCGATAACGGTTGTGCGAATCTCTCGACGGACAATATGCCGATCAACTATAGGCGACAGCTTTTTGCATCTTTCCTGCGCGGATTCAAGAGTTTCATGATGCGGATCGTGGATAACAGGTTTCATAGATAGCCCTCCTAAAGCCCCCATTACTGTGTAGGTTGTCTCTACTCCATCCTCTGCTGCTTTAGCGGCTACTATTGCAGCCTTTAGCGCAGCCTCTCTCCTGTCGAAGCTTCGGGTGCATTCACACCTTCCCTCATCATCCACATCTTCAAAGTCAGGCCCTTCATGTTTGCAAAACAGCAACATCTCTTCTGCTGCTTCAATTAGTGCTCGTGCTGGGGTCATCGTTGCTCCTCGGTAGTTGGGTTGAAGAATCCAGTTGCCCACGACTGGAATGCACGCATATAGCAGATACCTACAGATCCATCTGATCGGCGATACCTTACATAGGTTGAACCAAATCGATCAACATCTATCGTTGTAACCGTTCGATGATATCCAGACCTGCCGCAATACGTGTTCCCATGTGCAATCAACCTTCGCTTCATCGTTTACTCCTTCTCCCGCGATGGTGGGGAAACTTTTCGCCAGTGCGTGAAATGTGGTGCCGTGTTCTGCCAACGGTGAAGGTCGCCCTGATTTACCCCCATATGATCGGCAGTTAGTTCAGGGAATGGTTCCCGCATGTCAATGGTCTCAATCCTAGAATCATTCGAAGGCAACTCCTGCTTCACGGATATCCACCTCTCACCTCCCAATGAGCGCAACTCGGCCAACTCAGCCTGAAGTTTTTGTATCTGGTCGTACATTGGTCCGATTGGGTAATTACGGCGTATCAGTTCTAGTAGTTCAATTACGGCATCCTTCTGCCTGTTCTCGGCTATAGAGGCCTTGAGTTCGCGTTCCCTGCTAGTAAGTTCCCACTCGCCAGGCTGTATATCGTAGGGCGGCAACACTACATTCGGTTCGTTCATAATCCCCCTCTTTCTAACTCAACTCTGTCTAGTGCTTCATCAAAAGCGGCGATCTCCCGTTTACCTATAGCTTCGACTGCACGTTTAGCGGCTCCGAATCTCCGCTTAGCATCCTTGCGTGCTTCAACGGCTGCGAACTTGACTTTGCACGGATCGCACATCTTGTCATAGAACTCTTGGAACCTAGGGAACTCGTGTTCTGGTCCCTTAGGCGCTGAAAATAATTCATCAAGGCAGGAAGGGGTGCCATTCATTCCTGGGTAATTCTCGTTCCAGTCGGCGGCTTCTCCTAGTTCAGCTACCTCGCAGTTGGTATCGCGAAGAATCCGAGTTTGTTCAGTGACCGCCGCGTGAGCAATCGCATATTCAATGCATACCTCTGCCGATGTTCGCTTAGCCTTTCTAGCCGATTTCAATGTTTCCAGAGTAGTCATCGTCCCTCCAACCTATCTCCCTGCACGTTGTTGTCCGCTACGCTCATCTCGGGCCTTTAGCTGCGTTCCATCCCGCTCTAGCGATCTCTTCGCTGTCAAATGTCCAATCATCTTGCTGGACAAATACCGACCACCACTGCTCGAACGTGGCATCATGTAGAGCCTGTGTATCGGGTAATCCATTTTCAGGACGCTTCAACTGCGCTAGGAATCCTGCATCGTTCTTCGCCTTATTCCGTTGTGTGAAATGTTCCAGCGGCTTGCTTAGAACGCGTTCTACTTCAATAGCCTCGCACTCGTCTGCATCAAGCAAAGCGGCCTGTGCCAGTGCCAGAGCGGTTACGCCAACTCCACCCAACTCCTGAAAGAGAGCACCAGCAGGGCGACTCCAGACATAGCGCATCATCTGTTCTGCCATAGCTAGATCTACACCTGTAGCCTGTGCAGCCTCAGCGGCTTCCTCTAATAGACGAATGCCGCGTTGAGGTAGTGATGTAGCCTGTTCTTCCCCAAAGGCTGCTACGCACCAATTCCCAATCGACCGCTGTCGGTGAAGCCGAGTACCCACCTCCTGCTCGCTGGCTACTGGTTCGGGTGGAGTAGGCATCGGCCCGGAAGAAGCTTCTTCCGGATCATAATGCCATTCGTTGAGGCACCGCCATCCTGCCTGCGTCATATGCTTCACAGTGCTTCCACAGTCGGGGCAAGGCTTCTCTTTGGCCTCTACGGGTAGAGCCTCAACCGGAAATTCCTTAGCAAGCCACGATGCTCTCGTTTCAGCGCGGTACGGAACAGTTCCATGATCCTCATTATCAAGACACAGAAAGGCACCACATTGCGAGCAAAAATGATCCCACGCCTTTTCCTCAATTTGAAGAGACATCGCAGGCCCACGATGCTGACATTCCTGCGCAGGTTGGGGTAGAGAGTCGGCAGCGTTTTGCCATGCGGACTCTCCAAAACCCTTTTCCGCCTTAGCATGTTCGTCACAGAAAGGATGATCTCCAGCAAACTGTGTGTGCCTAATCCACACGGATTTCTTGTTGCATACTAAACACTGTTCCTGCTCGCTATTCACTCTTGACCTCCAGCTTGTTAGCTAATTCAAGTAAAACGTCTGCATGGCACGGCTGGCCGACAGCACACCAGCAGGCAAGGTCTTTTCCGCGCAGGATGGAAGTCGCTTCGCGCTTCTTCGGAGAGCGATTCATGTATTCCCTATAAAAAGACACTGCCTGCTCCGCTGTCTCGATCTTCGTGTATCTCTCATCTTGATAACCTTCAGCGGCGTGAAGGTAGAGAAAATTCCCGATCCCGATGGCATACCATCCACCAATGACGAAAGGGTTTCCCCACTTGCCGGGACGAGTGACACTGACAGCCCCCTCGGGCATCCTCCAGCCTTTCGTGCGCTTGCGTTGAATCCGTAAAGGTGCGCTATTCACCCTTGACCTCCATCTTGGATCTCGTTGTCATACTTTCTTCGAATGCGTCTGGCAATTGCACCAACTCTACGTCTGCGATCTGAACCGCTCTTACCAGAGAGTCCCAACAGTTGGGCGAAGCAATAATGGCAATATTTGTGCTCACAACAGCGACCGTCATATCGCTTACATAGTTTGCAGCGGGGATAGTTGAAGGAAAATCCACCAGCACCTATCCGATGACCACTGTGCAACCATAGATTTCTCATCCCAACTCCCCCTTCAGCACTACTGCGGCTATCGAATGCTCATATCAAACAGGTCCATCGGTTTGTCATCCTTGAATGCTTGGCCATTCTGGATCGCTGCGCCAGCAACAACCATCTGACGCGTGACGAGAATAGCTATGCTGTCACTCTCTGCCTCCGAATCGCAGACCATGAAAAGCTCTCCATTTGCGAAGATTCCACCTTTACCGTCAGGCAATAATCTCGACTCAATGCATACATCAATTCCAGTCGGCACGCTCATTTACTCTCCCCATCTACAAACTCTCTTTGGTACTCCTTCTGGATAGAGTCCAGATGCTCTTGCTGCTCCTTCTCAATGCCTGTTAGCACTCGTTTCACTAAAGGCCGGTGGACCGGTCCACAACAGCGGTCCAACTGTTCACGATAGAGAGCAATCATGCTGCCACCGCTAGGCGAAGCATAGCCGTCCGCCGACGCTTCCAATCCCGCTTACGCTCCAGTTCTGAATGCTGACTACACAGACCGCGGATGGCGCTTCCTTGCAGAGTCTTGGGGCATCTCTTGCATACCCTGACGCTCTCCTGATTGATGAAAGCTGCCCACTTCCTACCGCATCCACGGCATAGGCCAAGCGTGCCTTTATTCATTTTCTTGGAGCAGAGAGGGCATGGTGCCTTCTCGAGCTTCTGATATACCGTGCGGGATTTAACCTTTACCGGCTTGTAAACAGGAACCAGTTTGATAACGGGCTTGGCCTTCTCCTGCCGCATCTTTTCCTCGAAGTCCCGGCGCCACTCGCTGATCCAGCCGTCAACACGAATATCTCCGTTGATGAACTGCATGAATGCCTTGTACTCCCCGTTGCCGTAACGAACTACACCGTTTGTGATATTCATGCGATCTCCCCTTCAAGTAAGCCCCTAACATCGTCCAAGGTCCGAGCTAGAAGATATCCATGTCCTGCAGCAATAGCCTTCTCCTGAAATTCCTTTTGCTCTGGCCGCTGCTTGCCTTCCGCTGTCTTCATCTCAATCCAGAAGGTCTTACCCTCATGGAATACAACAATGTCCGCCGTTCCCTTGGGGCAGAGTTGCATGAACCCACGCTTTACTCGAACCTTGCCGCTCTGGATGCGGAGCCAAAAGAATCCGGCCTTTTCAAGCCACGTCTGAACTGCTGCCTTCACCACTGCTTCACTCGTACTCAAACTGTCACCTCCGCTGCCTTCTCGATTGCATGTTGCCAGCACTTGCATCCCGTCTTTTCTTCGTGAGCCCATCTCGCCTGGTCAATCTCGTTTATTAGTTCTCCAACCCGCTCGATGCTGATACTCAAATCTTGAGCGGTAAGTCGTCGCCTACGTAGTAACTCTTCAGCGTTAAAGTTGCACATTAGGATCTCCCCCTATAAGTCAAAGTTTTTGAATCGTAAGTCACCTCGACCGGCCCTAGTGCTCCTTCTCGGGCCTTGTCGATTATGATTAGGTCGTTGCCGGTAAACTCTCCTTCGCCATCCTTCTCTCGCCATAACATCTGGATGTTGTGTGCGTCTTGCTCGAGAGAACCAGATTCTTTTAGGTCTTCCTTGGTAGGCTTGCGATTGGAGTCTTTGTCGCCTCGAGACAGTTGCGAGAGAACCACGAAAGGGATGTTGAGTGCTTTGCAGGTATCACGCAGCGCCGCGGAAACTCGGTCGATAGCCTCGCGCCGGTCCCGTCCCATCTCTTTGATAATCTGGATGAAATCCACAAAGATTATCTGGGCGCCATTGGTATGCATCTTCCTTGCGAGAGCCGAGATTTGGCGAGGGTTCAACCCGGACTGATCGGCTATCCATATCGGCAGGTCGCCGAGATTTATCATTGAGGCCCGCGCTTGCGCTCTATCGCCAATCGGGATGTTCCGCGGGTCACGCCACTTTCCTGCATGGATACCGGAATCCATAATTGCCAAGCGCTTTATCAACTGGCCTGAACGCATCTCGAGCGAAATACATCCTGCCGGATAACCACTATTCGCCGCGGAGTACATGCACTGCAGCATGTAAGAGGTTTTCCCCATACCCGGCTTCGCTCCGACATAAGTCAACTCCCCATTACGAAAACCTGTCGTAGCAGCGTCTATGTCACGGATGCCGGTTGGAATACCGATAACTTCGGTGGTCGCCTCCATCTGCTCCTCAATCTCGTTCCACGCAGGCATGACCAACTCTGAAATGTGAGGTGCACGCAGTTCGTCGTTTGCCGCTTGGTAAGCCAGAGCGCCACTTTGTAGGTCTCCGAGGATGTCGAGGGATGGTTCCCCTAGCTCAGCCCTTGCCGACGCCGCCTGACACAGAGAGATGATCGACCGAAGTGAAGCCTTTTCCTTGACTAGCTTCACGTAGGCATCGATGCGAAGTTTTCTAGGAATCCCGCTGGACAATTCGGACAGGTATGCAACTCCACCAACTACATCAGTGAGGTTCTTTCTCCCCAATTCATCCATGACGGTTATAAGGTCTACCTGACAACCCTGCGTTCTCATCGCCCTGATGGTGGTAAGCAGCGTCCGATGCGAGTCTAGGTACATCTCGGATGCGTCGAGGGCGTCAGCGGCTTGTATGGCATCTTCCTCGACAAGCATGGCTCCAAGGATTGTCTTCTCTGCGTGCTCTGCGGATAGGCTCATGATGCCTCCTGTTGGCGCATCTTCTCGAGAAGCGTGATTGGCTTGGCCTGATTAGCTGACGGCTGCTTGCCTTCTTTCCATGGCCACAGCTTTTCGTCATGCCAAGTTCCGGACTCAAAGAACTTGCGGGATGACGCTACGGGATAGTTGAGATTCTCGCGGCAGGAGTTATACCGATCCCACTGCCCGGCCATACGCTCCACGCAATCCTCGAGAGTCTCGGTGGGTTTGCATACAACTCTCAGCATCCGGGCGAGCTGTTCCTGGAAGCGGATGTCGAGGTTGCCGACCTTCTCTGAAAGAACACGCGCAGCAACAGAAACGTCTTCAATTCCACTTCTATTCAATTCAATTCCATTCAATTCAGGGCGGAGGACTTCCGGCGAAGCTCCGGAGGAATTCCGGAGAGGCTCCGGCGTACTTGTAATAGTTTGTGGGAGAGTCTCCGGAGGACTGTTCCGTTTAGGTTGGAGGCTCTCAAACTTATACCGTATCTTGGATGGAACTGCGTGCGAGACTCTCTGATGAGCCGCGAATGTGGTTATCTTCCCAAAGCACTTATCACCATTTCGTGCGATCACAATGTATCCGATCTTCTCTAGTTCGGCTAACTGCTCCTCGACCGTCGTAGAGTCCTTCCTGAGTGGATTAGTACCGGCCTTCACAAGGACAGGATGAGCATTGAAATACCCTTCGTCGTCCGCATAGTTGACCAAGGCGCTAGCCAGGAGATGAGCCTCCGGAGGCAAAGCAGACAGGTCTTCGTGAGAATGAAATTCCGGCTTGATTGTTCTTATGCGTCCCATCTATGCAGCCTCTTGTTTCCTGTTCTTTTTAGCGATACGGTATTCGAACGATGTTGATTCGTCCTTTAGGCGGCTTATCACTTTGACTTCAGGCCGAAGCCCTCGAATTCGTGCGGTAATACTTGATCCAGAGAACTGCCGCCCGGTCAGCTTCCTTACCGCCCGCTGCATTGTTGGTTCGGTCCACCATGCTCCGGTTTGCATCAGATATCTAACCGCAGCTGTTGCTGTCTTCATGGGATATTTCTTACGCATTACGCAACCTCCTGAAGTGATACTTCTCCTGCTCTTGATAGAACCGTTCTTTGTGAGCCCCTCGACCTATTGCAGTGGCCGTGAGTAGCGAAGTTCATAGGCTTGCCGTTTTCGTCGTGGGTGCGGTCGTCACGGAATCCGCCGCCCATTCTTCGGGGCTGCTCGTGCTCAAAAGTGGCTTCGTTCTGATCCATCCATTGATTGCATATGGGGCAGATGCCGTTCTGGCGTATCCACATTTCTGTTGTTCTGGCTTTGTATTCACGAAGGCCGGCAGTATTGTCTTCACAAACTTCCCGGAGCCCGTATGTCTTTATGGCAAACTTCTCAGCTTTGAAATACTTGTGTGCACGCATGGCTACTTGATCCTCAGATAACGGGTGCCAGGATTTTCGGTAACAGTTACGGCGTTCGGCAAAGTCTGACCTTGCGCCCGCATCGACTTGAGGGTTTGCTTGTCGAGCTCGTACTTAGTCCGCACCACTTCGGGGTAGACCTTCTGAATGGAAGCCAGATCCGCATCCGGGGCAACGTCGAAGGCTATCGTAGGGACTGAGGTCTGCCCCCAGACAGTGAACAGGTTGCTCTTTACCTTGCCGTCAAAGGCCGCGTCTACAGCGCCGAGGATACGAGACTTTAGGCTATCCCGGTTGCGAAGGAAGGAGGAGGCTCGCTCATTGAGGCGCTTGGCCTCTTCCAAGCATGAGTTTGCTGAAGCCTCAAGGCTCTGCACTACCTTGCAGGCCGCATCGATCTTCTCCTTACCAGACTTCAGAAACGCGTCGAGGCGTTGCTCTGTATCCGGCGTCAACTCCCCATCGCTCGCGGTCAGAATTTCGTTCAACTCCAACCCTTCCACTCCGATTTCGTAAAGGCTCATTGTCATGTTGGCAATCCTTCCTAGTTACTGCGGTTGGTCTTGGTTGGCATTTGTCGCAGAGGTCAATTTCCATACCTCCGATTAGCAGGGGAGCCTTGATGCTTGTCTTACAGGCGACACACCTAGAACGGGATGTCATCATCAGTCGCCTCCACGCCATTGGTGGATACCGGGGTTTCCTTGGCCCACTCCATAAGCACTTCGTACCAATCAAGGGTGATGTGATTAGGGGATTGGATCTTGGCTTCGGCAAACTTCGCCTTCACCTCGTCCTTCGTCTTACCGCTGGCAGCGCAAGCCTCCCATAGCTTTCCAACCTGTACGGAATCGGCAAATTCGGGGGGAAGTCCATTAGCTAGCCAGTCGCGGATTTCTCCGGCAACCTTAGGGGATGCAAGGTCGATAGGGTCGTCTGTCTGGAATAGCGTGGTGCGGTTCTTCGAGGTCGTAGCACGGTGCACCATGTTCACATCAAAGACGATGGTGTACTCGTACTCTGTGCCGTCGCGCTGGATAGGATCGAGACCTACCTTGCGGGGAGTCTCTTTGCCGCGGTCATTCTTCTCCAGCACATAGGCTTGCTTAGTCCGCATCGTGCAAATGGTGTGGACCGGAAGCTGCTTGATGAATTCCATGAAGCCGGTATGCTCTGGAGTGAAGGATGCCCAATTGGTGAAGCTGTTACCACCGCTGCGGTCCTTCTCTTCCTTTCGGCGAAGGATTCCACCCTCACCGTCCCACTGCTGCGTCAGTGAGTCCACGATCAGAACGTCATAGCCATTCTGAGCGGCTACCTGCATCGCCTTCTTGTAGCGATCCGAGGTATACGGTGCGGTCAGGCTGATAGTGTCGAAGTTATAGCGATCTGCATAGAGAGAGGCTGAATCGTTCTCTGTGTCGATCACCAGAATCTTGGCATCCGGCGCGAAGTTGGTAGCCAGGGCAAGAGCTCCCTCTGTTTTCCCTGAACCACTCGGCCCCTGAATGGCCATCTTCAGCTTTACGCTGTGCTTCTCTGCTTTACGTGGTGTGAATTCATTGCTCATAGCGTCACCGATTTCGTATTGAGTAGGCGCTGCGTGAATGCGCGCGCATTATCTGTTTCAGGCATTACAACCGGCTCCCTAGGCACAAACTCGCACCTGTTAGGGTCGCTGCCCATGACGCCAAGCATTCCTTCAGGCTCGGGGCAGTGAAACTGTGAATCATAACCAGCGGGTAGAGAGTAGAAGCTCACGCTGCCACCTCCGCTTTCGCGATTGCTGCATTGCCCCAGCGGACCCATTCTTCAAGAGTCCATTCATCTGGCCGGCAACCATCTTGTCGATAAGATTCTGCGCATCGGCAAATCTTATTCAGTGCTTCCAAGAGTTCAGAGTTTGCCTGTTTCTCTGCTTTCACCGCGTAGGCATCCTGAAACCAGAAGTTACCCCTGCAAACTAGAGTTGTGCTCATGCTGCCCTCCCGAAATAATCAACAACGGTAGATAGTTCCATCGCATCGCATAGGATTAGGCCGTCCATATCAATGCTTAGTTTGTGGCGGGCATCGAGGAGGATTGCACCTGCCGCTCTGTCACGACCAGCTATCCAGTAGTAAGCCGAGGTAAGGGCTAAGTGGGCTGCAACCTGTTTCGCTTGGAGAGTAGTCATCGCGTCACCTCTTCTTCCTCTTCGAGAGAGAGAATTGGGTCGCACCGATAGACTGCTGGCTTTGCTGGTTCAAGCAGTTCGCAGGTAAGGGACTGTTGCACGGAAGCATTGAAATCTATCGCCTCATTCGAATACTCCAATCGCAGTCTTCGCCATTTTTCATCACCACCGTCAAGGATCTTTTTGAGCGGCCGAGGTAGCAGTTTAGCTACGGAAACAAACGAAGCCTTGTCGAAAGAGTGAAAGGCAACGTAGGGCTTTTCGATGATCGCTTCAGGGTTGGAGTCCAAAGCATCGGCCAGCTTACGAAGTTCAATCGCGGCTTTTCCTGCAGATATTGTGCTCATCGTGCCCTTCCTGTCTCGGCCATGCGCCGGTCTGAATCCCCTGCAATCTTCAGCAGAGAGAAAATAAGTACACAGAGAAGCAGGTAAGCCGTTGCACCGCCTACTAGCCACCAGAAGCCGCTTAGGTGAGAGATAGACGACGCCAGCTTGACTGCAAGCAGGATCAGGTAGGGAAGTAGCTTGCCGAGTTGCCAAGCGGTGTAGACCACAACCACGGCGAAGGCTGCAATTAGTGCTCTTACGTAGGTGGGGTACTTTATCTGTCGGTTCACTTGGAAGCCTCCACAGATGCAAGCTCCCAGGCCCGGTCTTCGGAATAGGTAATCTTGGTTTCCCAACCATTACCTTTTACCCAGAAGCCCTGACCGATTGTCGGGATATTCGGGCTCCCCCAGACTTTAAGTTGCGCGGTTGGATCCAACAGAAGGACTTCGTCTTTGTGTGCCATTTCACCTTCACTTTTCTGTCGCTCACTTCTGTGCGACTTCCATACAGTAACAGTAATTTTCTGTGTGTCAACACCAAAGTTTGTGTTATTTTGTGTCAGGGGAGTACACAAATGGCCAAGGTAGTTTATGAAACGCCGAAGGAACTTGTAGGGGTAGTTCTATCTGAGAAAGATGTCGCTGCGATGCTACAAGTGTCAGTAAAGACAGTAAACAGGCGCTTCAAGGACGGCACGATACGAGCAATCAGAATCGGCAACAAGTGGCGCACACTAAGAACAGATGTAGACAAGTTTCTGTCGCAGAGTTAGGATCACACCTGACCACAGGAGGACAGAAATGGACACAAGTAGGTACCAGTCTGGTTCATTGGAGAAGCGCAAGACAAAAGAGGGGGTGTGTTGGTTCTTGAGGTTCCGGCAAGCGGGATCTTCCAGCCGCCCGCGGGTAAGAATTGGACTTGTGTCGGATCTACCCACGAAGGCCGCAGCACAACGGGCCGCAATGGATCTACGAAAGACCTTCAACGCACATAAGGGTGTTGAGGTAAGACGTACTTTGGCAGAGGTCATTACGCGCTACGAGCGGGAGGAAATGCCTGAAAGGTATTCCACCAGCCGCGGGTATAGAAATCTCCACCGCAATCACATCGCGCCGAAGTGGGGCAACGCTGCACTCGATGAACTTGACGCGCTAGCGGTTAGGGAGTGGATCAACGGCCTTGACTGCAGCACACGTAGCCGCGGCCACATCCATGCGCAGATGCGAGTGCTCTGTAAGTTTGCGATGCTCTGGAAGTGGACTAGTTGGCCTGCTAATCCCATGTCACTCTTCTCGATTTCTGGAGCTACAAAGAGAACTCGCAAGCCACGCACGATAAGCCCAAAGCAGTTCTTTAAGATACTCCGCAACCAAAGCGACATTAGGTTCCGCGCCATGCTGATAGGCGCCGGCTGTCTCGGGCTACGTGCAAGCGAGCTGTTCGCGCTTCAGTGGATGGACTTCGATTTTCTGGGTGGAAAGCTGATGATTCAACGGGCTATTGTTGACGGCAGGGTGGGAGAGACTAAGACCCATGGCTCAGAGGCTTCAATACCTCTGCCCAAGTTCGCGGCAGATGCCTTCCTCGCGTTATATGGCATAACAGAATTCAAGAAACAGGATAGTTGGGTGTTTGCTAGTCCATTTCAGGGAGGCGATATGCCTTTCAACTCGCAGCACATTCAATACAACGTGCTCAGAGGGGCAGGGAAGGCGGTCGGCCTGGACTTCAATCTAGGTTGGCATACGTTCCGGCATAGCTTCAAGAACATCCTGAAGGCATCGGGAGCGGATCCAGAAATGATGCGAGACATGCTCCGACACAGTGATACCCACACGACGATGAACGTCTACGGAGAAGCTGATTTTGAGCGCATGCGAGAGGCCAGCGATAAGGCTATGGAATTTATTTTGAGGGAGGAATAGTTCGCTAAGTAGTGGTAAAATATAAGCATCGTCACCTCGAACCCGCCAAGGTTCGGACGATGTAAAGGCCCACTGGAGGAGCCACCGATGCTGTTTAAGTATACCCAAGAAGAAAATTCATTAAGAAATGGCTTGGCCGCAGTCGGATTACAGAGATTCTGGCAGTACGTTAGCCGCAAGGGATCATGCTGGATTTGGACTGGTCATGTTGACGCTCACGGCTACAGCCGGATCGTTGTGGCAGGTAAATGCATGTCGGCCCACCGTCTTATTTATGGGGCCAAGCATGGTCCGATAGCAGTAGGGCTTGTCATCGACCACCTATGTAGAGTGACAAACTGCGTAAATCCTGATCACTTGGAAGCAGTGTCTCATAGTGAGAACGTTCGACGCGGATCCAATGTACATCGCCACTTACCAACGAGCAAGCCGTGGGCAGAACCACCAGATCCTATATTTAGGGCGATAGGTGATCGCTACCAATTCGGAACGGTTGAAAAGCGTAAGGCTTTTTGGTACGTACGATTCAGGATGTCAGATAATTCTCGGCCTAGGTTTCGGCTTGGCATATTCCCAGATAAAGAATCTGCGTCCCGGGCGGCGGACCAGCTTAGAGAAAAGGTGAATTCCGCTGAAGGATTGGAACTCTCTAGTAAGAGGAAAAGCAATAAAGTCATCTAGATGGCCCACGGGTGGCCCAAGCGTCGAATCTATCATTGATTCTAAAAGGGTTATAGTGGGCGGTGAGGGACTCGAACCCGCTAAGACTGCGGATTTACCAGTGTTTTGATGGACATACTGGACACGAAAGGACAGGAAAATACACACATTTCCAACGTTTGGCCCCCATGTGGCCCCAAGGATTTCAGCCAACCCATACCAGATAATCTCCGTCTTTCTCGAGCTTTCCGCTTTCTATGGCATCTTCAATCGATATTCTCAAATTGCCGGATCGAGGCTTCCCGTTCATCGCACCGCCAGCGAGCAGAACCGACTCCAGGGCGTCTTGTGACATGCGAAGGTTATTCTCTACCATGACAGTCTTGATTGCTCTCCATACGGGGCGGACGCCCTGGAAGCGGTTATCGTCTGTGCGAACCAGAGGCTCTGGCACGGCCAGCTCCTCTGATTCTCTATCGTAGGTGTCTATGGCACTTCGAAGCGCTCTTATTCGGGATTCTGTACGCTGCTTCTGGGCCTCTTCCAAGGCGAGATCTTTGAGCAGCTTTTCTTTAAAATCGTCAGTCACGTCAGGTCTTCTTTCGAAACTCCTCGCCTAATGCGGCATTGAAGTCTTCTAATAGATTTTCTGTATGGCCCATTTGTTTTCCATATAAATGGAAGAGCTTTGCTGGACAAGTTATCGTCCCAACTCCAAAAACCATCAGTAATGAATACTTACAGTAAACAGTAAAGATAAGATGTCTCAATTCTGTATAGGTTGCATGAATCTGGACAGAAGAGGACAACTTGTGTCTTTTTATCACAGAAGCGGACAGAAGTCGCGCTGTTTTTGAGTTTTTTACCAAAATTTGGATATCTGAAGCCCTGAAGCTTGAGGCTGGAAGATGATCGGCGTTTTTCTCCGTAGCGCGAATCACTGCCAAAACGTGGGGAGGTAGTGGTCTTATCCCTTGAATCAGGGAGTGGAGCTTTTGCCCGAAATGGAGGCCGGACGACCAAGGCAGGGGAAAATCTATAGCTTTCACGTAGCGGGTCCTTGTTCTCTTGCGAGACTTGCTGATACGGGTTCAGTACGGGGTCATGGTAAATATAGTGCCAATGTAGTGACAAAGTAATGACACTTTAGGGTAAAACGACTGACATGACATAAAAACAAGGAGATGCCTAATAAGAGAACCAGATACATCCAGATCAAGGTCACGGAAGACGAGATGAAGCATGTCAAATTCGTGGCCGGGAGAAAAGGTCAGTCGGTTTCTGGACTCTTGCGCCTTGCGTTCCTCGAATATGCGGAGCGTCAAGGGCTTACTCTGATAGAAAAGAAATCAGAAAGACAGTAATATAATCCCCTGTAGCCTAAATGACATATAAAATAATCCACATATTGCGTATCGTGATAGAAATGCGCTGCGCTTATTGAAGGCCCAGCCAAGAGGAAGCGATAAATGTTTAATCCGGAACTGGTCGTTAACATGAGCGTTCACATCATGCTGTACCTAATCGTTTTCGGTACTGGTTTTTGGCTGATAAAGTCCGCTGGATGGATTGAAGACACAAGCATCATCAATCTTGCGAAGGCTATGTCGGGATTCGTTATGATCCTTTTTTCTTTTGGGATCGTAATTCATGGTTCACTCGATCTTGCTAAGTATTTGGAGTTGATATGAAACACGAATACCGCGAAGGAAAAGAAGCAGCAGCACCCGAAGGCACGGATAAGAGGAAGCGATAATGTCTAATTTGCTTGGAAACTTAATTTACTTGCCTATGGGACTCCTGATTATCGGCTTCTTCGGGGTAGCCCTGAATAAGCTTGATAAACTCCGCATGGCTCGACGTAGAGCTGCTCTGAATAAACCATAGGCTAACCCTTCATCAATTTAGCCAACTCGAGGCGCGCCGGGTGCTTTGGTCCTATGTACACGGATAGAATTTCATCGGCTTCTCGGTAGGCGCTTTGCACTCTTTCACAGTGTTCTTGGTGGAAATCCACTGAATCACGTCTCACCAGAGAGTGCGGAATGCTCCCGCCTTCGCTAGATCCAGCATTGCTTCTTGGAATGCAGCTCCATGGCGCTGGTATGGATGCACTTTCAGGTGAACACATTCGTGCAGGAGAGTCATTTTCCATAATCTGCTTTCCATTGAATATTTAGGGTTGATCTGGAGAATCCATCCGCCGCCCTCTTGCTGTACCAAGCCGTAGCAGTCGTCTACCGGACTAAAGAGGCAGTCAACGTCCTCCGGCAATCCATCATTGAACCAGCGTCGGTTGTAGGCTCTGTAGGCCTTCTGGAGTTCTCGATCGCATAGCATCATGCCGCCTTACTTGCTTGCAGAATGGAATAGGTAGCCTGTCCAACAAGTCCCTCAGCCTTGCTCCACACAAAGGCCTCAGCAGCACGTATAGATCCAGTGTGATGGTTCTCAGCAGCCCAAGCGCAAGACGGGCGAAGGGATGAAAGGCTGCGAATGGTAGCGCCCTTCTGTTCAATTACTTGCTTATGGTGAATGTGTCCGGTATGGGCTTCTCTACAGCGCGTGCGGCCCCACATCTCGGGATTCTCTGATGCCATGATTCTGTCATAATCTGGGAGCTTTCCCTTGTGTCCGTGCTCCCACATAACCATTACAATTCCGTGCTCCCACCACTTTCTATGCTGCACCCTGTTATCAATTGTCACCCCCGGGCAATTCCTGTACCACGTTGCTAAGTAGTCTCCCAAGTGCCAGGATGCTAGAGGGTCGTGATTGCCGGGAACGATGGGAACATGAACGCGCCCATATTCCGCCAGGGCTGAATCGATCGCCCACTTGGAAGCCTCTTTCGATATTCCATAAACTTTCTGATATCGGCTGTCCATGTTCTGCGGAGTGAGGTTTTCAGTGGTTCCGGCCCTATTGTCGGCGTTCTGCTGATCGTTCCCGAGCGGGATGACGGCCATCTCTGGCTTGTAGCCATTAGTTCGATGGATCAGGCTTGAAAAGGCATCCTTCCATGTATTCAAGGCGATCCGGTTATCCCAATCTTGACCACCTGTTTCCTCGCCCCATATGAGAGCCCCGAAGTGGTGGTCGAAGACTGAGAGCTCCACCGCAATCCCGGTGCCGGCTGGTTTGCGCGGCGTGAATCCGGTGAATTTGGGTGAATACTTGATAGCTTCTTTGCGAAGCATTTCAATCTCTGCGCGGGCGTGCGCTACAGCCTTCTTCCTCTTCAGATAGGCCTTTACCTGAAACAAAGGTTCCGCTACTAGCTTCTCTCCAACCTTCGCTCCCACCTCCCACTTGTTGCAGATGAAGCGCTCGACCTCCCATATCTGAAGGTCAATCTTGCAATGCTTCACAAGTTCGTCCAGCGTGCATATGCGAGTGTTCGGAATCGAGATATTCCAGTTGTCCCCGGAAAACTCCTCAGTCTGCTTTATCTCCGGCGCGGCTTCCCTGTAAGAAGTATGTCCCATTTTCGCCTTGATTCTGCTAACCGACCCTTGGGAGACTCCGGTTATATTGGATACTTCATCCCGCGTGATTCCCTGACTCAGTAAATCTTTAACCTTGGCAATCTTTTCAGGCGAAAGTCCGGGGTTTGGCATTGCTCTCCTTAGATAGAACGTAAAAGTGAAACATCATCAACCGCACGAGTCTTGGTTTGTTTGAACCAAAGAGAATCCACAAGATGGTCAGCAGCAGCCTGCCAGTCTTGTACCTGCATGGCCTCAATGGTGTCGTGGAACTGTAAAAATCCAGCCATGCCCATATTGAAAAGCAAGTCTTGAATCACAGCTTGCGCGTTGTCTGGAAACGTATGAAATTTAGAGAAGATCGCCCTTGCCTGCGAGTTCACCTGACGCAATTGCAGGGCAAGGATAGCCTCCGCATTGGCCTCGGTGATCGGCTGGCCGTTCCTGATGGAAATGTAATTCAGCTTTAGCTGGCCGCAAATGGCCTTCGATGCAGCCGCGTCGAGGTTCATTCCATACCCAACCGTGAGCTTGCCCTTCGTATCGAGGTAAGCCTTCAGGCGCAGGCCCTCGTGCCGCTTGATGAGGTCTGTGACCATAAAATCTCCTAATTGCTTTAATGGTTGGGGATTGGCACTAAACTTGCTAGATAACTTACATTGAAAGAAGACCCTAGGAGCACCACATGAACGCTGCACCACTTTCTGCCGAAGTAAAATCACAACTCACAGAAATAGCGACACAGAAAATGAACGATAGGGCATCTTCCCGTAACCTAACCGGTGAAGACTGGTACAACGAACGAGCTAAGATTGTCGATACGCTGGCAAAGAAGCAGGAGCGGTCCCACCGATACAAAGCAAGGGTCAATAGCCTGCTTGGCTATCTACGCCCATACGTCTATCGGAAAACCGCCCCTTCTAGGGTTAGTTGATCTTCCCTTTTACCTGCACACTCTGCAGTGAGTAAAAAGGTGGAGGCGCCGAGACCGTTACTGTCGCAGTTCCGAAGATGCTGCTTATCGTTGCAGTGATGGTGTCGGTGCCTGCTGATACCCCTGTTACCACTCCCGTTGTTGAATTAACGGAGGAGTGAGCATTCGTGTCTGCCCACGTGACGCTGCATGTTGCGGGTGGCCCGGAAGAGTACGCACAGGTGGCGGTCTCCGTCAAGGTTCCTCCTACAAGCACAGCCCCCGGATTAGGCGTGACGGTTATGGTCGTCAACGTAGGTGCGGAAATGGGTAGATTGATGTAAAGAGCCATGTGCCGCGGCTGCCCCGTTGGCAATTCAGAATCAGGAACATTCGGAACCCCACCAGGGCCACCGTTGTCTATGTCAGCGGTAGACGTAAAGGCTACCTTCGTGCAATCCCAATTACAAATTGCATCAGCTTGAGCGAAATAGTCTCCGTTATCCCCACCCCCTTGGGACTGCGCGTGGACGGCGTGCGTCCAACCTACCCGGTAAAAAGTGCCTACAGGATAATTTGCCAACCCATCACCCGGCGTGGGATATGCGGTCGAGTAGTTGAGCATGATGATGATGTTCTCGTTCGTTCCCCAGCCGCCCGAGTCTCCGTTCATATTGCTACTAGACTCAAACATGGAGAACATCATTGCGCCCTGCTGTGTCCCATGACTGCCCCGCATAGAGATCGTGTAGGGTTGCGCGCGATAGACGTTGCTTGGATCAGTTGGGCAACCTATCGTTGCACCTGAGTAATTCCAGATACATGGCAGCCCTACTACACGCTCACCCGCCCAACTGTTACCACTTGGGATCGCTGTAGAGACCGCAGCCAGGTCGGTGATCGCAATCGCATTGGAGTCGTAGCGAAAGGCACCATAGGGCGTAGTAACGTAAACCATCTTTCCGTCTGTCGTCAGCCCGCAGTCAGCGTGAGAATTTCCGATGTCGGCATAGCCAAGGAAGTTCAGATTCTTGTCGAAAACATCCGTTCCGAACCCCGGTAAAAGCGCGTTTGGCCTGCTGGCGGAAAAATTACTATTCATCACCATGTATGGCGTACCGCCCGCTGCCCCGCATACACCTGTCCAGTTCGCTTGAGGCGTGTGCGATGGATCAGTCACGGTCGGGCAAGCGGAAGCACCACAGAGCCCACCAGCAGTGAAAGGCTTCACGGCCAACACTGTATCCGTCTGCATGTCGTATGAGATGACACCGTATTGCGCGCCACTTCCGTCAATGCAGGTAAAGAACCAATACCTATCGTCATCTGATGGGTTTCCTTCTCTGCCTTGAGAAAGACTCGTGCAACCTGGCAGGCTGGCAATAGTGGAGGTGAAATCGTGGACTACAGTTGCGGTATAGGAAGCCTCATCCCATAGCTTCAAGGCGTTTCTGCCTGTTGCGCTCCCCGATGATCCACCTTCATAAAACAGTTTATTGCCGCAACCTGACACTTTACACCAGAGCGCATCTGAATTATCAGTTGCAATGTCGTTGCCGTTTACCGAAAAAGCATTAGTCGCCGCGCTAACCTGGATGCGCTCTTTGAACGTATAAGGGTCAGTGCTGGAGTCATAGACGAATAACCAACCCGTATCATCTTCTACGAGCCAGCGCGTACCATCTCTGGACCAAGGATCGAGTTTAGAATAAACAACGTTCCACCCTTGGGTGCTTGTCGAGCAAGGGCCTGTCGATGGTGGGCAATCGGAAGGACGCGGTGGGCGGTGGTATGTTACGCCAAATAGTGAGTCAGTCTGAGTTCCCCCATAGGCAGGGCCGAAATATGCTCCCGGCTGCCCTGGCGTTGGGTTGGCGACGTACCAAGGGGTATGCGATGGGTCTGATGTAAGGTCAAGCTGCGAAGTGGACAGGCCCACAAACGGGGCCGGCACCTGCGCCGACACCGAAGCTGTTACTAACAAAAAGCATACGAGCAGCATCTTCATTAGTTGGCCCCGTAATAATCTTCATGGTTAGAGCCAGTCACCGAGGTAGCCGTGGTATTTTGCCATGCAAAGATAGTTCCCACGGCATTGGTTGCACCGGGGAGATGGGGAAGCGACATAGACGCGCAGACCTGCACCCCGTCGATGTAGAACTTTGGCACTCCAGCGGTAGATATAACGTCGAACGCCTGCTGCCTCGTTGTGTTTACAGCCACCCCAGAATCTGCCGTTGTACCCGCGACACTAGATGAACTGGCATAGCAAGTCCAGTTCGTATCGGTTCCTGTGAAGTGCCTGAACGCCTCTACGTTTGCCCCTAATGACATACCTGGATCAAGTGCGGCAGTCATTCCGCTAAATTGGTCAGTCAATCCCACCCATGCGTTAGCTGTGGCCGAACTAAGCCCAGCGATGATTTTGAATGATGGGTTGATCGCTAGAAGATCCTTAGCACTGCTCCACCCTTGCACTGTATTTGCCGTTGTGCCTGAGGGGATACTCGCTGACGTATAACCAGCAGCATCGGGCGTTGAGTTGTAGGTGATGGTGCCGCCACCAATCCCGTTGAACCAAGAGCTTCCGAGTCCATCGAAGCGGCTGCTTCCCGGAGCAATGACGGCGATGTGGAAGTTTATGTCTCGCGGAACAACCATAATATTTCCGCCACCACCAGACCCTCCGCATCCTGTGCAAGTGCCGGTTACAGTTAGATTGACCGCAGTTGCTGTGCCAGTGAATGCAGGAGATGCTGCTGGTGCCTTAGCATTCAACTGAGTCTGGATAGAACTTGTGGCATCAACAAATTCTAGATTTGTCGGTGCGTAAGCCCCAGCATTGTGGGAATAGTTAACATGCCCACTCCTCATGCAGAGGTAATCTTTACCGGATGCCGCAGTAGGGCAGGTCGTATCCCCACCAGAGCCAGTGCTGAATCCAAGCGAAGTGTTATTCACCGTGTCGGACGCGAGTACGGTTTGCACTTGCGCAGCAGTTGCCGGGGCCGTGGTGTTCAGAGCAGTGCGAAAGACGATTCCGTTGGCGCCAGGGTCTGCAAGTCCACCTCCACCCGCGCATCGCCCATTTGTCGATGAGCAGACAGTAGAGGCGTCAAGGCCGCTATCTCCCGCACCATGCCCGCCGCCCGCTGTATCTGTAATCCATCCGAGAAGGTGACCGGGAACGATGGGGATTACTCCGTTGTCCGCTTGGACTACGATCGATTGGCCATCGCCTGAAAGGGTAGATGCGACGCGTGCGCCAAGGAGGAATGCAGGGAACTTGAGGGCTCCAGAAAAGTCCTGCTCAGTCGCCTTTGATAGGTCCGCAGCGTTCGTAATTTGAGAGGCGCTATAATCTCCTGTTTGCGCTGCGACATCGCCGGTACGGTTGAAGACAGAAGAGACAGCACCGCCCCCGCCCCCGCCACCTCCACAAGTCCATCCGGCCAAGCTGTGCTGCCGAAGACATGGCGTTGTTACGTTGTAGTAGGTCTGCCCCACCACTGGACCAAGCACCTCTGCGTCTCTATATCCATAGGCATTCGGTCCTGCATTGAAGCGAGGTCCATTCAGTCCAGCAGTTAGCGCCGTCGAGAGGCTTGGCGCTGCCCCAACTACCGTAACGCCTGTCACGTCTACGCAAGGGGCTGAGGTGTTGGAGCAAAGATGAAAGCTCCACGTCGCGCCATTCTGGTCGATCGAACTGGTGTCGGTCAGGGTTGCAGTAAGGCCGCCCGAAGCACTGAGAGTCCCACTCACCCGCAACGAAGTAACAGGCACTCCGCTGATCGTCGGCGCAGCATTAGCGGTCACCAGGGTAGCTATGAACGTCCCATTGCCCCACGTCTGCCCGTCGAGGTCGCTGATTGTGGCTGTTGCGTTAGAGGTTGCAGCAAGCGCAGTGAGTCCGACCGCACAAAAGAGCGCAGCGGCTACGTTCAATAGTCGTTTCATTGGTTCTCCTTGAAATGTTGGTTAGCGGAAAGAGGTGTTACCAGCCACCCGGAGTGATAACGACTCGAGCCCACTGATTCGTTGCATAGCAAAAGAAGTGATAGGCAACCGCGCTTATAACGCCATCACGCATTTCTCCTGCCGTGCAGGGGGTCGTAGCCGTTGCGGGAGGAGCCTTGAACGTAATGAACCCTCCGGTAATCGCTGTGTTTCCGGTGGCATCGTCTACGAGAAGGAGGTTCGTGTTATTCGCCAAATTCCTAACCGCGAAATCGAAAGTAGATCCTGCGCCACCTTGGGCAAAGGCAGGCTGTCCAGTCTGACCGCGATAAAACGGGGAAGTAGTGGCTATCGATGCGACAAACAACCCCGCGGACATAGCTCCAGGCCCGGCAGGCCCATTTGCTGAGACGTTCTGTGTCGTCAAGCCGGAAGGTGTGAATGCACCCAATAGGGCAGGCGTCGTACCGTCTGAATGGGTAGCGTAGATATTGCATCCAACCCCATTACCAGAAATCGGCACACAGATGAAATCGCCCTCCTGTCCGCCCCCAAAGTTCCATCCTGTATGCACGCCAGCGATGCCGGGGATGATCTGAAGGGAGAGGTTAGCAGCGGAGATCATATCGCCGCCAGCACCATCACCAGCCTGCACGAAACCGTGGAATATTGGGTTATAGCCGTCCTGTGGCTGTGGGTTCTGGATTGCGCTGTTTTGCTGAAAGAACGTATTGATATTGCGGGCTATCAGCGCATCTAAAGCTACCGTCGGATGCGTGCCGTCCTGCGTCCAGTTCGCGTCGTATGGGTTGGCAAGAACCTGCGCGAAGTCGAATACATTATCAGCAATCGTATCGCGGCGGATAAAGTCATTGACTTGCTGCCTAACCATTTCTCCCGCGTAATTGATGGGGTCCCATACACCAGTGAATCCCGCGTAAGGAGCCGTAGTAATAGCAGAGGGGAGGATGGTCATCAGCGTTACAGTGAAGCCATCGGCCTTTGCCTGAGTCACATAGGCATCGATACAGGCTTCGAGCGGTGCAGCAGCGGCAAGATCGTTTCTTCCAATCAACACGGTCAGGTAGCTTTTCGTGATGGTCGATCCGTTCGGTTTGAAGGGCCTAACCGCTGTGGGGTAACGCGACGTCATGCCGGCGCATCCCTGCCCACTCACTGCCGCGTTGACGAGCGTGGCTCGATTTTTGAAAAAAGGAAGCTGAGAGAGTTGCGCGGGCCACGATTGAGTAGCTGGGTTTGGAAGCCCTGCACCGGCCGTAATTGAATCGCCATCCGTAATCAGATAAACCGTAGTAAGCGGACCATAAGCATAAGTCCCTGCCGTCAGGGTACTCGGTACAGTGAAGGCACCAGTTGAACCCGTCGCAGTCGTTGAACCCGGAGGCCCAACCGGACCCGGAGGCGAATTGAGGGACAAGGCAAACGTGCCAACATAGGCGCCGCCTGCGGTCTGAACGCTGTAGCTGGCAAGCGAAGGGCTAATCCAGAAGCCAAACCTGCCCTGCGAGTCAGCCTGGAGAGGCTGCGTTATGACCTGAGTAAGCGCCTGATCTGTGTAGATCGGTACTTGATTCGTGCAAGGGCTCACCGTCGCTGGCGTCGCCGGATAGCCGCATACCGTGATCTTGGCGTTCGGCAGCGTATAAACCGGAGCCTGCGCCCCTGCTGGTACGTTACTGGCCGAGGTGGTGACATTGGAATCGAAGCGTACTCCTTGCCCGAAGGCGGTAGCGGTAACCAAGGAGAGCAGCAGAAATATCTTCTTCAAGTGGGGCTCCTTAAATGAAAAAACGCCCGAAGGCGTTGTGTGATCAAAAGTTGTAGTGGTTATGGTTGGGACGGTGGTAATCTTCTCCGCGGAGATATTATGTTCAACTTTGCTCGTCTTTTTCCTTGGAAATCAAAGACTGCCGCTTGTCATGGTTGCGGGACCATAAAGTTCAAATCGGAAATGAAGCCGGTCGGAGCCTTTTGGTTTTGCAACATTAATGAGATTGAGAAGTACGAGAAAGAGACGGCCTGGTAAATGGGAGAATCCTGGTTGGATGTTTTTCGTGTGGCAGGATGGGCTGGTTTAATAGTTATTTGGGGCATTACTGTATTAGCTTTGAGTCTGGGAGTTTTGAAAGTCCTGAATAAGATCTTCAGGAACCCATCGGCAAAGTTGTAGATTTTCTATTTATTTCCGTGCAAAACCCCAAGATATGAATTAATCTTGTTTCCCGAGGGTTCTTATGCTGACTATTGCTGGTGGAATACTGATTGCGGTTATTGTTCTTGGCCTTGCTTCGCTTCTATTCGCCTCGCTGGTGAGCCGTGCACTAGAAGATCCTAAAGTTACTCGTGAACCATATCGTAAGGGTTCAATAAAATCGGTTCTAATTATGTGCTCTCCCTTTCTTGTTATCGCAGCGATAGACCTTGCATACGAAGTTGTTAAAGGTCATCCGTTTTAGCGCTTCATCCTGTCTTTCAATAGGTCGTATCCACTGTTTATACCTGTCGGAATTCCGTTTAGAGGAATGTTCGCCATGGCATTGGTGAGTGGGTTAGATTGAAGAAAGTTGCCTGTTGCCGTAGCCGCCCGAGGCAATAGGTTAGGTCTCGAAACAATGGGAGTGCGAAGCGGGTTTTTGTATTGATCCACCGCAGAGTTCACCAAAGCGTCACTATTGGTTATCTTGTCTATCATCTTCTGAGTCATGAACTTTGTTGCCGTGCTCAGTGGGTTAGATCCTGCGCTAATTGCAATCTTCTGGCCTAGAGTTACCGGATCGTGGCGAGAAAATATCGGCTCCCTCTTATTTGCAATATCCGAAACATCAGACAATATCCCATATTTCTTTTGCATATCAGCAACGGAACCAGCAGGAAGACCCGCATCTTGTTCTAACTGTGGGTAGAGAACCTTTCTGATGGTATCTCCTACCGCCTTCACTCGGGCAGTCTCGGGGTTGGATAGAGCTGCAGCCTGATCTCCTTTAGCTTTACCGTAAAAGGCGTTTAATTTTGCGTTGGACTCCCCTTTTACCGTATCAAGGGCAGGGATTGAATAGTCTTTCCGATAGTTATCTGCGAGAGCTTTGGTTTGATTGATGATGCCACCCTGAGCTTCACCGCCAAGCTGCGCGCCCATCCGCATCGTTCCACCTTCACCAGCGGGAATGTCGAATATCTTGGTCTTAGACGCAGCCTGTGTCGCTGGCTTCTCGATCATATCCATCAAAGGAATGCTACGCATCTGAGCGTTTGCGATGGGGTTTCCATTTATCGCACTCGGCCTAAATGGCCCTTCCGCTCCGGCCACTGGCTCAGACAATGGCGCTGGAAGTCCTTTATCCGTGACTTCAGAAAGTCCAACGGGACGCCGATAGGGAGATATCAAATTATTGATGGGCTCATATGAAGATGCCCTAGCCGCATCTGATGCCGATGCAAATCCAGAAACCCCCTTTAGTGCCGGATCGGCAGCAATCACATGAGGAAGGGATTGACCAAGCATTTGATCTGCATTGGCTCCGTACTTCACCCCGGGCTTCAATGCAGACTCCAACAGTTCCCCCGGAGTGCCTTTTGTCAATGCTCGGGTAGCCATCAGCTTCAGGCTCGGGGCATCGGCAGAGGCAAGCTTTAACGCTCCACCCGCTCCCTTAGATGCAAGCCCGATACCCTTTGCTGCAATTTCTGGCCCTACGAACCCAGCAACAGTTCCCGCGAGTGTCCCGGCCATCCCTGCATTATTGCCAGCGTCATGCTGTGCCTGTGCTTCAGCGAGTGCCGGACCGAATACAGGTACAGCTCGCCCGAAGTCTCTCCGCGTCGTATCAGACAGGCCAGTTTTCTTATAGTCCTGAACCCCCTGATTGACTTCGCTCTTGACGCGGTTGTATTCGCCAGAGATTGCAGCGGGGATGCCAGATACCGTGTCTATAGGGTGAGCGATGGCGCCTACCAGCCCGGAGAGTCCGGCAGAGTCGGCAAAGGACGATAGGGTCCCCTTCTGCGCATCGGTACCCGTAGCAGCGGAACTAGGCTGATTTGCTTTGATTGCCGCACCAATCGCGTCATCACTCATTCCATCGGGGAACTCAACTATAGAGCCGTCTGGTAGCTGAACGTTTTTAGGCATTATTTGACGACCTCAATCTTTCCTGTGGCAGGGTTATAGCGGTGAGTGGCTGCGCCGCCCCCCTGCGATCCGCCATCGAGTGCTCCAAAGTTGGCCTGTCCCTTCTGTCCAGCGTCATACTGCCCCCTTAGGGACTTCTCCTTGCCCTGTAGCAGGCTTCGAGACTCGCGGCCTACCGCCAGAAGAGTTGGAAGGCTGTTGGCATTATTAAACGAGACATCTAGCGCGTGCTGTTCGTCAACAGTTGCTCCAGCTCCAGTGAATGCCCTAGCCATTTCACCCTTCAGGGCAGTTTTTACTAGGTCAAATACAACTTGCGGAGATGCTCCGCTTTGTACCTGAACCCCTAGCTCGTTGGCGAAGTTGTTGAGAGCCTTAACATCTCCCCCGTTGACAGCCTTGGCTGCACTGTCGAGGTGGTCGAGATGGTTGTAGGCCGTATTTATGGCGGTAAGCGTCTGGCCGCCCTGACCGCTAATCATGTAGCGACGTGCACTGTTCTCGATATCATGATCGCCAGAGTTGTAGTTCGGATTCTGCGCCTTCACTGCCGCTACAAACTGAGCCTTTTGTGCAGTAGTGGCCCCGCGTCCGAAGACATCAGTAAGCTTCATGGAACCATTAGCTACACCATTAACCGAGGCCTGCATTGCCGGATCATCGGTAGAAAGTGGGGCCTTGGCCGCCGCCGCAGTTTGGGCCGCCTCATTGCGGATGACGATGCTCTGAGCGCCCTGCTGGCGTCCGATAACCTGATTCAGGGAACCAGCTAGAGCAGTAGCATCAGCCCCACTCATGCCCTCGCGGAACTGACCCTTAGGAAGATGATATTTGTCTGCGATCGTGTCCCAAACAGCATTACGCGCAGAAGCCTCATCCTTCGAGAGCGGCTTGCTCTGCAACTTCTGGAAATCTTCCGCAGTGCCGCTGGGGTTCTGCTGTCTCCAAAGTTGGAATTCATTAGTGGCTATAGGATGCTCGCGTTGATACGCCTCGGAAGTGATGTTTCCTATCTGCGCATCCGTTAGATTATGCTTGTCGGCCTGCTCTGTCGGCAGGGCAGCGGTTGTAGCCAGTGCCTGTGCCGTCTCTGCGGTTCTCTGCTTGGTTTGTGCCTCAGAGTCAGCCGTATTTGCCGTGGCCTGATCCTGCGCCTGATCTGCCGCAACATTCCGCGTTGCCTGATTCACAAGGTAATTGTGATGCAGCATGGTGCCAGGTATAGCCATTGCCAAACCGGGTGCGAATACAGAACCAGCAATATCCGCTGCTCGTGCAACACCACGCAGCAGGGGATTTTTGATCTGAGATATTCCGTCGCCGCTGCTGATTAGGTGGTTCCGTTGCGTCTGATCAGTCTCGGTCTGCGTGGGAGTCCTAGTAATAAGAGGCATTACAGGCGCGGCCACTGCCGGAGCAGCGCTAGGCATGGCCATATTGGTTCCAAGGGCAGGCGCAGCTACGTTCTGGTCAGCAAGGAATTTAGAGATGAGGGGGTTCGGTAGTGTGCTCATGCCCCGGCGTAAGCCGCCCCCACTTGTCCGGCAGCCTGCGCTCCCTGCAACGCCAATTTCTGCAAGAATCCGGGCTGGACATTGCTTGCCGTATTCAGATTCGCATTAGCCTGACCGTTAGCTTCGGCGTAAATACCGTTCAACCCGGAAAGGCCTGTCTGCTGATTCATGCGTGCAAGCGCATCGCTCTGATTCTGGACGTCGAGGGCATTCTTCGAGTTAGTCACTCCAGCCATGCGTGAGGCATCATCAAGCGCCGCCGTAGCCCCGCCAGCATTACCTGTCCGCGCAGCCAGCAAGCCACCTTGGCCCACAGCAGACGCAACACCGCCGCCTGCGGACTCACTTGAAGCCGTGAGGGCATTGGCCTTCTGCTGCGCCGTTAGGCCATCAGTTCCGGTAGCCATTTGAGAATAGATCGGGTTGATGGTTGAAAGAGCGCTATTCGCCGTGTTGCTGTTTGTCCCAGAGAGGGCCAATGCATCCTTTTTAACTCCGCTAGATCCCATCGATTCTCCTATGCCAGCTTGTTAGCTCGCTCTTTATCCATCCCAATTTCTGTAGACGCTTCTTGAAACTCTTCAATTCACCACCGAACCACGTAACGACTTGGCCCACACTCCTAGACTTCAATTCCTTTTCCATTTCGCAATGAACTTGTTGAAACAGGGCAAGCCGTGAACCCGGGGTACCCCATTCTTTATCGATCGCCATGTGAACTTCAGCCCTCGACCATGCACCCACAAACATCACAGGAATATCGTTCTCATTCACTGCAACGACGCCTTCCATGAAGTCAGCGCCAAATTCATGCTCAAATCCAAGTTCTCTAAGCCGAGGGATGTCATCCTCGCGAATATTCCGAATCATTCTTATCCTCTGATTGGCGGCTTAGTGGCGTTATATGGGACATTCCCAAACCCATATCCCGGAGTTTGCGATGTTCCACTACCTTTACCTGCCTGCATTTGAGGCGCTGCACTTCCTTCCCCAGATACCGCAGGATGATAAATAGGTGCGGATGCGGGAGAGGTCGGATAAGAAGAGTAAGAGCGAAAGTGAAATGTTCCCGGCCCTAAACTTCCTCTCCAATTCCTGCTAGGCCCGAGATGAATAACGTGGGCATTGCTGAAAGAAGGATTGTCTGAATATTCCAAGAAGTTTGAATGCCCCCGATACTTAGGGGAGTTGTCATCAATTGCTGCGTCGAATATCCCGCCACCACCTTTAACCGTTAGCCCAACGTGCGGAGCGGGTGCGGGAGGAGCGCCAACAGGAGAAGCATTGGACTGCTGCCCGATATTGTTCAGCGCATCCTGGTGATACTGAAGAGCGCGTCCGATGTCGGGATATTTCTGAAGAATTGAAGATAGGTTAGGAGTTGCGGCATTGGCCATTTGTAGTATCCTTTGCTAGTGATTGTCGGCTTGGCAGAGAGGCTGATTGCAGCGGGAAACCGTACCATACGTGGCGAAGGTTCGAATCCTTCAGCTAACAATCACCTCAAGAGTTCCTTCCTCTGATCGGGCTGTAAGCGTGTGTCTTCACTGCAAGCGTCATAGACGACAGCCGGAACCCTGCCGGCGCGTTAGCTGGGGCAGGCTGAGGCCCTGCAGGCTGGCAGCAAACCCTGTAGCTTATGCGCTCCGCAGCCAACTGAAGGCCAAATTCAAGATCGCGCGCCAAGTCTTCTGTTACAGCAAGGGCGCGAGTAGATTTCCCTGTGTTGCCCATGCGATCGAGATTCGGAGTCACAAAGACCGCGCCAACGCCGGTACAGTTCATGGTCAGGAAATCATGCTGCAGCCTATGAACGCCAAGCTGTTTCTGCTGTGCATCGTCCGCAGAGATGAAGAAATACGTGGGATACGTGGACTTGAACCAAAACGCGCCGTAATCCTGATCTATGCCATCAATAACTCCCTCGGCCAACTCATAAACAGACGAATTAGCAGGATCAGCAAGCGAAACACCAGTACCCCCGCAGAAGGCCATAACAGCCTCGCCACTCGATAGCGTAAGCAATCCGCAGTAGTTCATCGTCATTGACCATGGCGACCATTTACGGGTCAAATCTGTTGTTACAACCTTGCCTGAGTAGCCAATACGTAGAGTTCCGGCATTTGCCAATAGGCTTGAGGTATTCAGGTCGCGGTAGTCGAGGACATACATTTCATTCGTGACTGTCTCCGTTCCCGTAGCCGCCACAACATAAACTCGCCGCGTGTAAGGGTCATTTGCCAGCACGGTAAATTGCTTTGCCCCTGGATTCAGAGAATTCCACCAAGGCTGAATCTCTTGGCTCATCTTTTCAACATTGGAGCCGTCGAAGATCCGCAATCCGGTGTCAGAAGTCCATGAAAACCAGTCCTCAAACTTGGCTACACCCCAAACCGAGATAAGGCCGCACTCGGCTGCGATGTGTCTGATGTTCCATGTAGCAGGCTCACCTGAAGGCGTGTCTTCGGTCTCGTACAGCGATCCTTGAGGGCCTGAAGTTAGCAGGCAGAGCACGTCTTTCCGCTCTTCCATGCCCAGAACTGGATGCGGGTCAGCAGTCGGCCCGAGAATCCCTGTCACGCCGTCGAAGGACTCGGGGTTGTTCACGTAAGAGGTCTTTGCGGTCAGAATGTAGGGATTCAGCGTGTAAATGATCTCTATTTCATCGTGAGTCGTCGTGCCGTCCTGAGAAATCGTAATAATTAGGTCGGCAGGGATAGTCACCGGGGTTTTGACGGAGAATTTAGCCTCAGCAAACGCGCCTACTCCTGAAACCGTAGCCGAAGTGGTAAACCCTGTCGATACGGAGCTGATAGTCACGATCGAGGTGCCGTTTACCCACTGCCGCAAGGTGTATTGCGTGTTCGGCTGGATAATCGCAATGCCGAAACGATCCTGATAGGCCGATTGGCTAATTGTTGCTGAAGTCGCCGTCCATGCCTGCCCGTAATCTCCAGAGGTAAGAGTTCCGTCAAGGCCGGCAACGTTCCAACCTAGAGGATTATTCGGGGCATCAGCATAATATCCACCCTCAAATCCCATGTTCAGGAATTGCTGGATCTTATTCCGCTCACCCCACGCCATCAGTCGCGAGGCATAGTTGAAGAATCCAAGGCAGGGGCCAAGCACCTGAAGGTTGAAGAGGTTATTACCCGGAATATCGATCGCCGTACCTGCAAACAAGGCCTCATCTGAGAAATCAAACACTGCCGAGGTCGTTACGTTGTCATTTACGACCGTCGAGGTGCCGATAATCTGCCCATTTAGCTGCGGAGCGATCGGGAGATAGAAATAATTGGAGCCATTTGCACCAGTGAAGGCAAGAATGCGAGCAATTACGTTCGAAGGCCCGATAGGAATTCTCGCCGCCAGGGGATACTGACTTCCCCCCGCCGACAGAGTGACAGGAATCGACGGCCCGGTAAGGTATCCGGTGCGAGTCTGGAAGATGCAGACGCATTTGTGAGTACCCGGAGACATTTGCCCAACAGGTGTAGCCGTGCCGGTGCCGGATTGCACGGAATTATTAGGCCCGGGCTGGCTATAAACAAATGACGTCGGGGAAGGCGTAGCAGTGACAAAGAAAGTGCCATCCCACGCGAAACCAATAGACCCGCTTGTCCACGTCCCATCATTGAAGTTGAATTGAATCTGAAATGTCGTGGGTGTTGGTGTCGCAGAAATGGTGAACTGAGTGCCTGACGCTACCGGCCAGGGGAGTTGCACTGTGCCTGTGGTTCCATCACCATCTACCCACTGAATAGGGAAGGTAAACGTATTGAGAGATGGGACGGAGTCGATAATCCGCGGAGTCAGGCCTAGAGTGCCGAATTCTACGAGAACCGAAGTCCCTGCGGTCAAGCCGTGATTACTTGCCATGGTAACCGTTGCTGAGTTGGCACTCACAACCCATGCAGTAATTGAGCCGCCTACGGTGGTAGCAGTGACGCCAGCGATGCTTATCACGTCACCCGGCACAAACTCATGATCTACAGGCGTGGTAATTGTCGCGACGCCCGGTAAGGTCTCGTTATTGACAACTATCTTGGTGATGCTCTGCGAAGCGTCGGCCACTCCGTTAATAGCTACCTGATATCCAGAGCGGAGGCTGTGAGGAGTAGCAGTGGTCGCGGTGACCTGGTTGTTATTCCTCACCAGAAGCGCAGCTACGGCCGTAACTGTGCCACCTGTGCCTACCGCTCCACTCTGAGAATAGAACGCCACCTCAAATTGAAAGCTGGCACTATCGACAAAAGTCACATAGAAAGAACCGCTGTTATAGAGGCTATTACCTACAATAGAGACGCTTTCATTGACGACTAGACCATGTGCCGTTGCAGTCTGGATTAGCAGAGAGGTGTAATAGGTTTCATAGACTGGAGGCTGATAACCGCCATTCCATTCATTCTGGTTGCCCGATCCGACCTGCACCTGTTCAGGGTTGATAGGCGTCATCGCGACGATTGCAACTGCTGCGCTCGAGGAACCGGTTACCAGAGCTACCGCAGGCAGGGATTGATTCGAAAGTGTTGGAGGGGCGCCGGGTCCATCCTGCGAAACTCGGTCTAGGAAACCTTCCGGGGTCAATTGCAGTGGTACGTCTGCACCGAACGATCCGTCAGAGGTAGCAATATACGTCTTTCCGAAGGCATTGCACGTGAAGAAGCGATTGCCTGCACGAGTTGCACCGAACTGCACGCCATCAGCGAACATCCGGCCAGCGGCATCAAATGTAAGCTGGACCACTGTTTCATCAGGGCGAAGATATGTCGTTGCGTAAACGATCTGGCTTCCTTCACCAGACGTCAAAAGGCGATGAAGTGACGGGCGCGTAAAGACACTGCCGGGCAGGAATGCACAATCCCCGTTATCTGGAGATAATCCCATCGGCAAATCTGTCGCTTGCATGTCGAGGTTGTTTCCCCCGAAGACCCCCAACGGTATTTCGGTGCAGCCAGTGACGTTAATCACTGAATCACCGCGTATAATAGAGGCATCGTCGCGAAACGCTTTACTAGAGCCTTCCGACGCAAATCTCTTGAAGGAGAGAACCGATGCCCCAAGGAAAGTATATCGCCAAGGGAACGCTTGGCAAGAATCAGTATTCTGCAGACACTAAACGCAAGCCTGTTTATCCAATAGGGCCGAGCATTGCATACATCCCCTTGACCAAGGGAAAATTCGCTTGCGTTGATTGGGACGATGCTGGACATCTTTCCCAATGGAACTGGTGCGCATGGCGAGAAAAACGCAGAGACATCTTTTATGCAGTTCGACATTGGAATGTCGAGGGCAAGAAGATGAGCCGAGGCATGCACCGGCAAATCCTTCGAGATGTCGAAAGTGTTGATCATAAGACTCCGGGTAATGGCCTAGACAATAGGAGAGCTAACCTGCGAGCGGCCACAAGCCAACAGCAAGCTAGAAATAGAAGGGTTCGAGCCGATAGTGGAAGCGGTATGCGAGGAGTGAATGGAGTGGGAGGTAGATGGAGAGCCAAGATTTCAGTTGGCCCCAATCGTATCCATCTTGGATATTTTCCTACTGCCGAACTTGCTCATGAAGCCTATAGCGAAGCCTCCAAAAAGTATCATGGAGACTTCGCTCGAGTGGCCTAGATTTTCCTTTTGATAATGGTGAAACTGATGGTTGCATCAGGCATTGCAGCGGCATTAGCGAGTTGCGTAGTACCGTTGAACACAACTGTGGTAGCAACGTTGCCTACAACCGAGGTTCGGTAAGTGAATCCAAGGGGAGAGTAGAAATCTACCGAAAGAACGTTGGACGACGGGAGAGGGCTGGAACCCTTACCGCCGAAGATCGTGAACGGATTCCATACGAAACCCGCTGTGGTGTAAGTTCCGGTAACAGTCGCCGTGCAGAACTCAATGAACGTCGCCTGATCTGCCGTGCTGAAGGTGCGGGTGGGTGTAAATACGACTGCCATATTTGTTGCCTCCTAGTTAGCGAATGTTGGGGTAACGGTTGTAACCGGAACCGGTGGAATAACCTTGCCTCCGAATGGATTGCCTCTGTTTAATACGGGTACTGCGTTGTGAAGTCGTGTTGAAAGCCGTCTCCGCCCATGCTTCCATCGCCGGGGCCTGTGTTGCGCCTCGAGCATTGGCAAACTCAAACGCCACTCTTGCACCCAAACAGTCCTCACACATCATCATTGGGACAAGATCGTCGGGGCGAGTGATAATCAGCGGTGCGCGGTAGGCGGAATAGCGGAACTTCCAATCCTGCGCGTAGTCTGCACCGTAGAAATAGATCCCATCCTCGCGCCAATCAATGACGTTGGTGTCGAGGCACACAGGAAGGCCATCAGTAGCGTGCGCTACCAGTTGCAGGGGGTTGCCGTTCTCAGCCTGAGAACCATCCGCATTCAGTGGTACAGAACGGCGCCGCCAAACTGACTTAGGAGAAATCATGTCCACAGGAAGAACCGGAGCCTCAAACTGAAACACCCCATTGCTGCAGCCTGTCCATGTAATCCATGATTCGTTCGCTACATCGTTATTCGACCGTGCAGGGATGCCGTAGAGCATGATGCTCTTGATGAACGTCTGCACCCCTGCCGTATCGCAACGGGCCTGATACCACTTCCACGCCGCTGTCAGAAACGTTTGGGCATAAGGGGCGTCGTTAGACAGAAGATCGCCGTCAACGTCGTTCATCATGTCATTGACCCTGGCTCGGGCTGTGTTCATGATGTCTTGTATCGAGGGGTACGGATTACCACCCGCGTCTACGAGAGGCAAGTTTTTATCCTCATAATGTCTCCCTTAAACAGAAATGCCGCCCCTAAGGACGGCTTTATTTGTTGGTGAATTCGCCTTTCGGGTCAGCGCTTAACGCCTATTCCCTTTAGACAGTTACCGTGATTTGCTGACCATCTACGAGCTGCAGGACTTTCGTTTGTGTATATCCTTGAGCTGCTAGACCAACACTCGCAAAAGTTAGAGAGATGTTCGATATGGGAACCGTCGTAGTGTTACCCGCCGCCGTTACATCGAATCCATTCGCTACGCGCTTGAAAGTAACTTGGGCCATTTAGCTCGCCTTGGGACGACCGGGGCCGCGCCGCACTTCAACCTCTTCATCCCCTGCAATGAACCTTGCCTTGGCCTCTTCGTTCTTCAACGGAGCTCCGCAGCCTTCATGGAAGCATTTCGCAGACGTAGGCATGACCGAACGGCCACAGTTCCAGCACTCAGCCATTTGGATGTTCTTGGTAGCCCATGGACGGCTCCAGCCAAGATCACGCAGAGCCTTGCGATGGATGTCCTGAATGTTGTTGCGAACCACGTTGACGCCATTGATCGACACGGTAGCCGAACCGCCATTGACTTGATAGTGCTCGTCGGCATCCTGCACCAATTTGCCGAGGTATTCGACGCGTGCCGCTTCTGCCTTCGCAATCTCTTCCTCACTCGGAACTTCAGACTCAGAGATAAACAGGCCGTGCCGCGTGTAGTCTGCAGGCTTGCCAGTCTGGAGGATATCTTTGGCTACATCCCAGCCCTCTGATGCCTCCCAACGGTAACCGGTTTCACCTACAACAGTGGTATGTACCGTAGCAGGGATAACAACCGGCTCAGAGTAACGTGCGCCCTTCTGCTTGCCCTTGACGTAATAGGTGCCGACGCCGACTTCGCGAACAAAATTGTCCGGGCCAACGTTGAACACGTAGAGGCTGAATGCATTTTCCTGCCGAATCATGCTATCCGTCTTCCGCGGGATGTTCCTGCGGTTCATGCCGTCGATCATTCCTGCAACTTCTCGTGAATCGCTCATGTTTCTCCTTATTGAATGATGTTTCCCGCAGCGTCATACAACTTCACGCGCTTGCCCGAATACTGCGGATCGAGGACGTCTCGGATGGCGTCGCTGGTCTTCTGGTCGAGGTCTTTCTCTTTCATCTCTTCGCGCAGCTTCAAAGCCTGGATGCGTTGGCGCTCGGTAATGTTCGTCTTGCCATAAACCAGCATCTCTACAGCCTGCCGCGCCATGCTCACCGATTCGTTATTCGGGAACCTCATGCATTCCGCGTACTCGCCGTCTGTCGGGTATTCCATGGAGATAGTAGAGGCCTTCATCTGCCTTGCGAATGCATCAGGCGTGCCAGCGTAATCCAGTCCCGACATCCACTTCTCGAGAATCCATCCTTCACAGTCGGGGTACATCTGCAAATCAAATAGCTGCTTCGTCTCGCGATACCAGCACTTCTCAATGCGAGACTTGCCCAGCACCACACGAAACAGCGGTAGGCCTGAAGGAGTCTTTCCAAACTCGGATAAATCAACAGCATGGATCGTTAGTTCGCTTACATTTTGCATAGGTCTCCATAAAGAGCGCGGCCCGAAGACCGCGCCCCTTTGGGTTAGTTGTTAATACCCTGCCGGCACAGAAAGCCCAGTAGCATAAGCACCTGCAGCCGGATCATCTGTAGCGATATTCCCGCCGAAGATGAGGTAGGTAATCTTGGTGCTGGCCAAACCGCCAGAAGCACCATAGATCGGGAACACCGTCTTGCCATCGATGTCATAGAAGTCAAGAGGCTTGATCTCCTGCTTGAACCAATGATCCTGAGCGATGTAGTCGATGCGGCCCTGCGTTGCCTTTACCGAAGTTACGATCGAGCGACCCGCAAGGGTGCGCGATGGCATCTTCTTCAGCATGTCCTCAGAAGCATCTCCCTTGATCTGCTGGAAGATGTTCTCCGTGATGACAAGACCGGTGTTCTCCCATGCAGCCTCTTGGTCGAGGTTCATGTAGAAGAATCCGCTTGTGGTGTCTGCATCAATGCCGTTGCGGACACGCATCGAATTCAGCAGAAGCCGAGCGAAAGCCGGGGTAATAGCCGCATTGCCACCGTCCTGGAAGGGGGTAGTAAGGCGACCGGGATACGTTGCACGGTTGAGGCTGAGGAACGTACCAGAGGTCGAGGACACCTGGTAGGACTGAATGCCAGCAATACCGCTGTTCGCGACGTTGGTAGCATTCTCAGCAAGGATAGAGTCAGCAGCAGCCGGCGTGAATGCCGGTACAGCCGTGAGGTACAGTTTCTTGTTCAGGTAATCGACATAGCTGATCGTCGCATTGCCCTTTACCGCACCACCGACCGCACCAGTAACAAACTGGATGATCTGCTGGTCGGAGAAGCGCGCCGGGGTCGTGACGGTCACAGAAGGATCGCCCGCAGTGTAGGCAGTGACCGTGTCAAGCTGGTCAGAGCCGTTACCCTGCACGAGAGAATCAAGGAAGGCACGGAAGTTCTTGATGCCGCGGCCAACTTCTTTCTCTACATAGTTCTGAATGGACTTGCCGCTGGAATCATTGGCGACTTCCGACAGTTCAGACCACTCGATAGCCCAACGGTAGTAGGCATTCGAGAGCAGACCGACCGCACGAGAGCCAGCCGAACCGCGTCCCATGTCTCCACCATCGAGATTGACGACGCCACCGTTACCGCCCGCCTGAATGTCCAGAGGAACGCGGGTCGGACGTGTTGAAACTTCGAGGTCTTCACGTGCCTGGAGCTTGGTGAGGAAGACGTTCTCGTTGAACCAGAGCTGAGGAATAGTGCGACGGACCTTTTCCAATTGATCTGCAAGTGTTTGGGAATTAACTGCTGTGGCCATGGGATTTTCCTTGTAGGAAGATCCGCATTAGTCGCCCTATTCGCCTTTCGGCCAGCTAAGGACTTTGCTGCGTGCGGGACTTTATACGGTGAATCAACCTCACCCCGAGGAAGCACACCGCTTAACGTCCGGTGAGACGTGGTGGGGTTTGGTCAGGTAGTGCGGTGGTTCTAAACTTGGGGGTTACTGCTCGTGGACTTAGAATCCAAACCATTCATACCGGCGCTAACGGAACGCGATATATTCGGCGCTAAACTGCGTGGATCCGAGACCTACAATCTTCGGCTTTTTACCTGATGCTGCTCCAACGCCTCGTGCAAACCAATAGAGTGCAGAAGTCATTACTGATCCGTTGGCATTTACGATGTTGTCTCCCATCATCCCTCCAATGCTAGCTTCTTGCCATCTTTGAGGATGAACTGCCCCCGCATAATCATTGCGTCGGTTGTGCGGAATCGGTCAATCAGTTGGGGCGCCGGTGCCTTGTCAACTGGCGTAAACCCAGCCTGATGACTACCCGCCGCTGCCGTTGCAGTCTTAGGCACTGCAACGGGTCCGGGATTCCCAAAGATCATCCGTCCAACCTTCGGTGCAATCTCGGTGATAGCTGCCGTCTCGCGGCTCTTGAGCAGCTTTATTGCCCCAGCCCTATCCTTGCGGGATGTCAATGCGTTTAGGGAGTTCTGATAGTCCTGATCTGCCTTCATGCGCTCGGCTACTTGAGAAAGAACGTTGGAAATTGCCAATTGCTTAGCATCTCCGTCATTAGGACGCCGCTTGAAGAATGACTCCAGTTCCTTCGTGATCGTCGGAGTGCGGAAGGTTTCATCAGCCTCGCGCTTGATGTCGTTGAAGAAGATGCGCTCTTCGCGCTGATTCAACTGCTGCTCGCGCTCCGCAAACTTGTCCGGCTGCTGCTTCTGTTCCGTGCGTGGTGCAGCCGCCTTCTCTGCAAACCCACCAGCCCAACCCTTTAACTGGGTAAGCATTGCAACGGCATCATCCACCTTGCCAAACTCCAGAAGCATTCCCATCTTCTCGAGGAACATAGGAACGCCGTTAGAGTTTATCGTTGCAGCCATCACGCCGGACATCGCCGCACTCCAGCCTTCAGGGTCGGCCTGCTGCCATTGCTGCGCCATCACTGGGGCAAGCTTCGAGATAGTCTCAGGCGGAAGGTCAGTAACCAGCGAAGGATCGCCGCTCGCCATCTTGGCCGTAATGCCATCCAGCTCCGCAGCTTTGCCTGTCAGTTCACCAAGAGCGGCTGTAAGCCCTTCACGGCCTCCATGCTCGTCAAGGAAGGCGGTTAGTTCGTTGACCTGCTTTATGCCCTCGGGAAACTTCTCCTTATAGGCATTGCGCTCGAACCATGCATCCTTTGCGGCCTTACCTGCTGGAGTCTTGAAGAATTCCTTGAGCTCAGCAGGAACCTTGCGCCAGTCGCCCGGAGTCTCTTCCTTGCCCTCAACAGGCGCTTCAATCTCTACGCCCTCTTCTGGTGTTACTGCGCCTTCCTGCTCTACTACTTCGTCAATTACTTCCGGGGCTTCAAGTACAGCGCCTAGCTCTTCTGACATTAGTTATCCTCTGGATATTGCTTTGCGAATTCTTCACCAAATTCAGGGCCTAGCATACTGATGGCTTCTTCTCTTGAATCAACCAACCAGTCGAAGCGCGGGAATCCCCTCTTCGCGCAGAAGTTGGCATAACGCTTATCCCATATCTGGTCCATTACTGCTCCTTGACCTGATCTATCTGGTCGGGTGGTGGATCTTTCTTGATCGGCGTAACAGCTTCCTTAGCTGCAAGTACAGACTTATGCTGTGCGCTTGCTGCCTTGTCCTGCGTCGCCGCCGCGGTAGATTGGTTATCCAGTGCCGTTGTGACTTCATAGGCGCTTGGATCAGGATTATAGCCGTCACGCTGCAATACCTGAACCTTAGTAGCAGGATCGAGGTCTTTGAACGCACCAGATATGCTCATAGGCGTCTGCTGTGGCTGCTGTGCCGCTGCTGCTGCTTTGGCAATTGCTGCTGCATGTAAGTCGGCGTGAAGCTGGACGTTCTGAATGCCCTGAGTGTTGCCCTTCTGCTGCTCTTCGAAGCAAGCATTAGAAGACAGCCACTCAATCACCTTGTCGAGCTCCGGCTGGTTGAAGTCGTACTTGCCAATCTGCACCGAAGACGTAAGAGGAATCTCTGGTGGTTGCTGGCCTGATAGCTGGGCCTGCTGTACGGCCTGCTGCCACTGCGGTATCTGCGTCTGATCCGGCACCGGTGGTTCCTTCAACATCTGCTCGATCTCGCGCAGTTGCTTGTCTCTTGCCTCGGCACCGGGAATCACAAGGTTCTCCAGCCCCGAATACTGCTTGATAAGCTTCAGGTTGTCAGGGTGGTACACAATGGCCTGCCCCTGCTCGCCCTGCCCTAATTGACTAAGAACAGCCTGAAGACTTGCACGCTGGTCTGCCATCGTCTCAGGGAATGAAGAATCCGTGTTCGGATAGCAGCCAAATATGCCATCAAGAATGGCCGCTGGATTGAACTGCTGCTGACCGGCCCCGCCTTGAATCGAAATCGAATCCCTATCACCAAGCATCTTGGCAGCGAGGATAACGCCAATCTCATACGTGCCAGCGAATAACCACTGCAAGCCGCCCCATGCCGGGGATAACTGACCTTTAGCCTGATCGGACAGCAGCTTCTGCCCACTTGCCGTCTCAGAGTGTGCATCGCCCTCTCCCGTAAGAGAAGGTAGATCCCCAGTGACGAACTGAGCCAAGGAAAGCAGGCGATCGATATTCCCAACCAACTCCGCGGGAAGCTGTGCAACCTGCTCCTGCATCACCAAATCATTGATCGAGGCACCTGAAGGCACGGTGATCTGATGAATAACCCCTGGCGCGCTACGCTGTTCAGCCAATGCCTCAGAATCAACCGTATCCGTAACCCAAGTAGCAGGGATGGAGAATTCGAAGTGTTCGCGCAGCATGTTCAGCGCATCATTGAATGCTTCCTGAATTGGAATAAGGTCGTGCAGCAGGGAAGGACGGCTAGAACCCTGTCCCGGCGCCGGCCACTCGCACTTCAAAGCATCTTCGATCTTCTCAGGTACGCACTTCACACACTTGCTGCTGATTACCGTAGCCCTCAGGCCTTCGGGATACAGCTTCTTCAGCTCTTCCTGTGCCTCTGCTGACGCCTTGCGGTAACGGCTAGGGCGTATCCAAGCATTGTGCTCGGTAACCATGCTCTTTACCGTCTCACCTTGGCTCTCTGCGCCCCGTTTGTTAGCAAGGATGCCAAGACGCGCAAAGCGCTCATACGAAGCCTCGCTAGTAACGCCTTCGCTTGCACTGATGTCGTTAGCGAAGTCCGGGTGCTCTTCCTTAGCCTCCCAGATATCCACTTCTTCAGAGAGAACCGCATAACCCCAGCGCTCCATCTTGCGTGCGAAGATAGGAACCTTTGACTCAAGTACGCCGTGAACCGTGCAGCGAAGCTTGCCCTTAGCATCAACCCGCGTCCAAGTAATCGTGCGGCCATCGGTGCAGAAATAGCCCGATACTTCAGCCTGCCGGTCCTTCATGTGAACCAACCGGTCAACACGGTGCCGCATCTTCTCCGCATAGCTTGCCGCTGTCACGTCTACCGATCGCTGCAGGTCATCCGGCACAAAGTTGATGCCTGGAGGGTTCTGGCTAAGGATCGAGACAAATGACCTCCAGTGAGGCGTATAGATGTTGTAGACGTCCATGAACCGGGGCAATTGCTGGCCACTAGCCTCTGGATGCATGAATGTATGGCTCTTGCTGTCCCACCAAATATGCTGGAAGCCGTTGCGGAAGTTCCTCTGCTGTGCAGCCTTACGTACTTCAGCACGTCGCGCAGTCAGCTCCTCTTTCAGTATGCCCTCAACCAAAGACTCGACAGCCGTGCGGCCTTCTTCAGACAGTTCGGGCGCTGGCTTCTCTTGGTCCTGAACGTCAGGCATTACCGGAGATGTGCTCACTTAGAATCCGCCAATAGAAAATCTCCAAACTCAGGAACAACTATTCGACCATCAAAAGATGCGATAGTTAGTTCTTTCCTGGCCTCATTGATTTTTACAATCTCCACAGTTCCGCGCTCAGTATCGAAATCACGGAACACGCGAACTTTCTGTCCGGCATAGAACCTATGGGGATTCTTCACAGTGACGCCACAGCTGGTAACATCTGTTACGCAGTCGAGGACACCGGCTCCTGCCCCGTAGATCACAGGGACATCTTTGAAGCAATTAGCATTGGCCATTATTTTGTCTCTCCCGCTTCTGCAGCGTCTCGCGCCTGTGACCATGAAATAGGACGCATCTTGGCCACCTTCACTTGCTCTGGTTCAGTTGGTGCTCCGGTGCTTACTTCGGGCAGATAGGACCTGCGACGCTCGAGCACGGCTATACGCTCCACCATGCTCGCCTCCATTGCCTCTAACATCGATACCTTATCCCTGCCCCACCAGATGCATCCGCCGAGGACGGTAACCGTGATGCCAAGCAGTACGCCGAGAATAGCCATTACTTCGACCTCAAAGAAAGAATGACCGCAAGAATTATGAATCCCCAGATATTTACGGCGAGGAATATAACTAAGGACTGCGCTTCTGTCGCCATCAATACTGCCTCCCATATCTCTGTGTCTGTGGCTTACTTGGTAAGATATTCCGCAAATGCAACCTTAGCTGCCTCAATCTCCGAGGCAGGGATGTCTTCAGTTTCAGACTCTATTGCCCAACGGACATCGCCGGATGTAAGGTAAGAGACAAACCCACTCGGAGTATTGTCTGCAGTGAATACCGGGAATACAGTTTCGCCATTGCGCTCGTAGATTTCCATCAATACTGCCTCCCGTAGCGTGTTGTCTTCTTCTTGTGCTCTGCCGTCATCTTAAGGTGAATCATGCTCGCCGCATTGACGTTAGGTGCAGCCGCTATTGCCTCAGCCATCTTCACACTGAATGGCATCTTGCTATTGTTCAGCATCGATTGCGTCCCATACCGCAACGAATCGATCACATCGTCGTAGAGGTGATCTGTCTTCTTGATGTCCTCGATGTTCCCGTCTTTGTCGTACATTCCAGCAGGAACAGCATCCAAGGCTTCGGGGCAGAACTCCGATATCAACCATTCATCACGTTGAATCAGGCCATACATGAAGCGCCATCCATTGACACGCTCATTGTCCGCAGGTTCAGGCTGGGGAAGTCCTAGAGACTTTCCACCAGACGCCAAACTCATTGCTACAGTGCGGCCACTCTTCTTCTTGCCGAACGCATCAGGAGATAGGAAGAACCGCTTTATCCCTGATTCTCTCCCCGCTATGTCACCACCAAGCTCAAGCTCTGCCGTCGCATCATCTTCACTGTCCTCGTCGTCTTCGCTTTGACGACTTTCGGACAACTGCACGATCATCTCCCGATAGGTGAAGACGTATTTCTTTGGCACATCAATCTCACGGCCAAACAATAGAGCCTCTTGAGGGCTAACAGATCCGGTCGTATGCCAATAGATCGCCGAGGCATGTTTGAAGCCCCAATCCATTGATATCCACTTTGGCCACCATGGCTTTACAACCTGAGCCAGAATAGCTGGATGAATCTTCCGCTCGTTGCGCTCAAAGTTGGTGAAGTACTGGCCTTCTGGCACTGTCCAATCCCCCTCGAGCAACGCCTTACGCATCTTGTCAGGCAAACTCTCTAGCGTGCTGCGGTAGGTTCCAGATATATGCGGGTTATCACTCAGAAGCGCCGGCACATAACAGAACTCATTCTTTACCGAGTCCATCTCCTTGGGGAATTTACGATCGATCCAAAGAGATTTCACCCATGCATAGCCAATGCCAGTAGGGTTCGTTGCGGCCATGAAGCATGGTCTTTCAACTCCAGGCCAGCGAAGACGGAACCGGAGGTCATCAAAATCCTCCTTGCTATTCTCCGTCAATTCTTCAATGGCAATGTCGCAGAACTCTGCCGACTTATACTTACTTGGATCATCGAGGTTACGAAGGGCAATCGTGCCTCCTCCGAACTCCTCATTTAGCTTGAAGTTGTACCCTTCATCTCGCGTCTGACGTAGACGGCCAAGCCAATCGGGGAACTCTCGACTTATTCTGCTAATCTGCCTGTCTGTAAGCGTTGGATAATCGGTAGAGAATAGCCCTACACGAAGCCCATAGATGCCCGTCTCAGCGAATCTCTTTAGCAACTGACGTAAGCACCACCAGCGCAGAAGGTAGCTCTTACCGCCCCCGCCAGCACCGCCAAACAGCACATACTGATGAGTATCCGACGCCTTTACAGCTCTACGCTGCAGTTCAGTCGGGCCCATCAACTCAGAAAAGCGAACGTCTTCAAGCGTCACAGGTCGGTTACAACCCTCTTCACTACCTCGATAGCACCACCCTCAGGACCACTCAACTCCATCGCCTGCGCAGCCTTGCCATAAGCCCGATCAGTCATGTACTTCATCACGTCCAGCACGATACGCTCGTCTTCCGAGTTAGCCAGTTCGATCCATTTACGATTCGCTTTGATTTCAGCAAGAATCAATTCAGCCGATTCACGAGGCAATTTACGGGCTATCCCCTTGATAGTGCTAGGCTTTCTTCCGGCGCCCGCTCTCTTGCCACCTTTGATTGTCATTGATTACCTTTGATTTCCTGACCGATTCAACCGGCCATCTCTACCCCTTCGTAAACCTTCCAGTCATCGAGTCACGCTTAGGCCGTAAGCTAGCCAGTTCAGCTTCCAATAGTCCTATCCGCACATACACGCCTACTAAATCGTTCTCAGCCTTGGCCACCTTGCTATTCAACTTCCACACATGCTGCGTGTACTCATTCAGCCCTAGCCACCCAATAACCTTGCGCCTTAGCCATGAGTTCATAGAAAGCCTCCTACTTGTGCAGCGCCTGCACCATCGTCAAAGCCGTGTGAGCGATCTGTGTCAGCGTCCAGGCGAAGGCTACGATACCGCCTATCCACTTGAAAGCAGTTACAGCGCCCTCAATCTTGTGCAGGACGGTGCAGAGCTCTGATATCTTCTCTGTCGTCCTGTGCATCTCTACTTGATTCTCAGCATGTCGTGGGGCGCTTACCTTCACGTCATATGTTTCAATGGCGTGCTGGATCATCAGCAATATGCCATCTCGTGTAAGGAAAGCTTCAACTTCAGGCATCCTTAGGCCGCCGTGGTCGGTTCAGCCACAAAGCCCTGAACGTTGAGGATCGCAACCACAGCATTGATGATCGACTGAATGAAATCAGTAGTAGCCGTCGTAACGCCTGCCTTGGTCAGCAAGCCAGTCACAGCCTGTTCGGTCAGTGCAAGCACCTCAGCCGACTTCTGCGCGCCTGTACCACTCTGTACGCCGGAAGCTGCATACTTCTGCTCCACCAACAGCACAGCATTCTGAATCAAGGTCGTTGCATCAATGAGCTCTGCGGTAACAGGAAGAGCCGGGGGAAAGATCAGCCCAATCAGCTTCTCAACAGGCAGCGCATACTTCACTGCCCATACGAGACCTTTCTCGAATCCTTGGCCGATAGCCTTTAGTACGCTCAAAAATGACATATGTGTCTCCTCGGCCTTAGCCGGTAGTTCTAGTGCAGCAATCTTGGGTATGGAATTCAGGAACTTCTCGCGCTCTGCAGTGTGGTCGTAATGCTTGGGGCTCCAAGGCCATCTCATTTTGGGTCCGTCACGGAAATATCGCCTTTTACGGTGGTGGCATCAGCGCCCTTGAGCATCCCGCATCCAGCTCCGGTTACACCCACGGCGCAAGTTGAGAGCTCAGAGAAGTGAAACCAACCTCCTAGGAACGTGAATACCAGCCCCACCACAACGAGAGAGAAGGCTATTGCCTGCCTATGGTCTTGCATCACGCCAGCATTTCCTTTACATGCTCGGCAATCTGGGAGTCGGATGCAATCTTCGCCTTTAGGCTGTGCCGTGCAGTAATATCCATCGCCAGGCTGGATCCGTCAAAGGTGTAGCTGAAGTCGATGTCCTTGCTGTGCACCGTGCCGGACTTGTCATCACCCGTATGGGATACACCAGCAGCAGAATTAAGCGCTACTTGTGCCTTCAGGAACTGCTCGGGGGTCATCGGTATTGAAACGATATGAGCCATATGTCTCCAAAGTTTGCGCGTTGGTTATTAGCTCGCCATTAGGCTAGAGCCGTGGAAATTCGCGCCCCTCCAACTCAAATGTCTTTTAGGCAGCAGAAAAGGCCCTCGGCAAAGGGCCTTACTTTCTTGTCTGCATAAACGAGAAAAGCATGGATCAATATGCTCACTCACTAACAATCTTACCACTAACTGCTAAGAAGGGATCACCCCCAATCAATCTTTGTTACTGTGTGCATGTTGAAGTCATGCTCTTCGAGCAACATCTTGAATATCCCCACCCTCGGGTAGAGGCCATTGCTGGCGGGTTCTCTGATCTTCTTTGTCCGCTGTCTGTGCAGGAACGGACGGCCCGCTTCAATCTTTAGGCTGCCTGTTGGTATCGAGCAGCAACAATGCGGGGCTCCCATGCAGCCACTAAGGCCATCGCAGCCTCATCACCCATTGCGTTCAGCATAATTACATCCGCGCCCATCTTCAGGCTTCTAGCCGTAGGGGCTATCTGCGCCTCGGTCTTCTTCATCATGATTCCCTTAGCCCCTTTAGTCCAAGTGGCTAAACCTGCTTCAACCATTTCGCGCGCACCCTGCCGATCAACAAACCCTGAAGGCTTTGAAAGGCTGCTTATGCGTCGATTGGCATAGAACATAGGCAACATCTCGGTAGATGCAGTCACGTGGTCTCCTGATTTTGGGGCTCTGCATTTTAGCGGATGCACAACCGCAGTTCTGGGGAAGACATGCATACTATGTCACGGTGTTTAGAGATTAACAATAGCCAGTTCACCTATTACAGTGAAGTCCTCATGCGTTCAGCCTTCTTTACGATCCGAGATAGCTCCACATCTAATGCGATCGACAGTTTGACCAACACAGAGAACCGTGGAGGGCGTGCTCCCCTCTCTAGAGCGCTTATGGAGTTCATATGGACGCCTGATTTGTCTGCAAGCTCGCCTTGGCTCATATTCCGGTAGCGCCT